TGCTTTGCTACTTATGAGTGCTTTTACTCGTCTATCGATGTCAGCAAGATCTCGAAAGCAGCGAGTGACAATGTGCGTGCTGTAGCCCTTACCACTGCGGTTAAGAAAGACTTTTCTTTGATAGACCAGCTCGACAAGCAAGCACAGGCAGTGAGTCAGCAAGCGTCTGATATGAGAAGTAAAGGCATGGTTTCTAAGGCTCTGGAGCTGGAAACTTCGGCACTTGCACGCATCGATAGAGAGCGATCAGAAGCACTGGCTCGCATCGACGAAGCATCTCGTGAGCTCACTGACATCAAGTCACAGGTCGCTAAAGCTGCAAGCCTTCCGGCCATCCTAGCTCAGCTTCTATGCGGCTTCTTCGCTGTCTGCCTCGAGCTTGTGCCAGCACTGATCCTGACGTCGCTACGTAGCTGCAATGACTCGCAAGAAACCGTACTGAAAACTACAGAAACCGCTCAGGAACTGCCAATAAACGACTGTGTGCATGTGCTCGAGAACCAGAAAGAGCCGAGAGAAACACCAGAAACGGACGGACTTCTCGCGGCCCTGATCGAACAAGCAAAAGCAGCTGGGCCTGGCGCTCAAGTGAAAGTAAAGGACTTCGCGAAAGCGATCAGGATCGGGAACGTGCGAGCTATAGAAACATTCAAAAACGCCGAGAAACTTGGATATATACGAAAAACTCAGGTCGGATATATTGCGCTTTAGGGAGTGCGGCAATAAATTGGAGACGCCATGAAACTTACCGAAGAAGAGAAAAGATTGCTTCGAGAAGACATGAATGAAGCGGCAAAAAAGATGGACGAGTTGCTGGATAAGATGAAGTCGAAGGAGACTGACGATGAGACCTTTCGCGACGACACTGACTCTAATAACTCTCGGAGTGATAGCATCTAAAGTGATTGCTGGCTATGCAGAGTCTCCTCTTCATAACCAATTCCGCCAAAATTCCTAGTTGATGACGGATATGACGATTAGCGAGTGACGTGCAGAAAGATTGACTCTGACACTGGAAAGCCGTCTCTCATGCTGCGTATCTCGAAGTCGAGTTCACTGAAAAGCTCGCCTGGGAATTCCTCGTTGTAGTCGCGCTCTCGGTCGAAAGTCCATGATGTGCCAGCATATCCTGAGACCCCAGCATTGATCCCAACGATCATCTGTCCTTTATGCCACACGCGCACTTGATATCGTGTAGCTGTCTCATGGCTCGTCTCGTCGTAGTAAAGGGCTAGCTTGCCTGATGATCCCTCTCGAGTAGCCCACGTCAGCGTAGCGTCACCGACGATTTGCCCGCCCTCAAGACCATTCACTCTAAAGTTACCGGGCAACCAGGGCCTGTCATTCGCCCCTGCTATCTGCACACTTCGCATCTCCGCGTCTTCTTCTGCGAGTCGCTTGTCTTGCGTGCCGGTGAGCATTTTGACGGACAGCCACTCATCAGGCATATAAGGAAGCTCGTCAGGCACTCCGCACCCTTCTGACACGGCCCAAACTTTCGCCCCTGCTGGGTGAGCCAAAGGCCTTGAGCCGAATAATCCCCGGTGAATCTCGGACAACATCCCGTTCACAACATTCTCATAGCTGATCCACTCACGCCCCGCCGCGCTATCTATCAGCAGGATCCCTTGGGCGTCTCTCACCTCCTGATTTGACAGGCTCGAAAAGATCGATAGATCGCCGTTAAGAGCCAGATTTCCTTGCTTCCAGACCCACTCATCAAGCGGCATGGACAAGTGCAAAAGCGGAGTGAAAGAGTTCTTGAAGTACTTCGTATACTCCGCTTCCGTGCCTTTTCTGACAGCAATCGTGTAGTCCAAGGCATTGCCAGGATTCTCAGCGCAAACGAGTAAAGACCTAGTAGACCCGTTGTTGGTGAAGATGACGGGCGCTTCGATCAGGCAGAAATTCTCGACGTCCAGGGCCTCAACCACGGGCTTCTGCCACTGTCTTTCGTCGCCCACGTTATAGACAGACTCGGACACACTGAAGATGTCTTGCATCAGCTTGAGCACGACCGCTTTGCTCCCAGCTTCACCGAGCCCGACCTCTATAACCCGCATTGCGATTCTGTCAATCTTCAACGGCGCGAAGCTCATCAACACGACATCCCCGACCTCGACGTTGGCCGCAGACCGATTGCACTCAACGACGCAGTTGGCCAGCTGGCCTGAAAGACTGACAAGCTCGCGCTGGGCTATTTGAGTAGCAAGATCGGCTCGAGAGATCGCGGGCATGCTGAAAGCCCGGCTGTCGACGTCGCCCTTATGTATGCGCAAGCCGACGTTTTGGGCGATAGCTGTGCGCTGTGTGTAGTTGAAGTCGCGGCTCGTGTAGCTGACTTTTACTTCGCTCGCTGCTGCGTCCAGAGAGCCACGTGAGTAGCCGGAGACTCTTTTGATGTTGCGTTCGTTGAGATGAAAGAGGTCGTCGAGCTCGTAGTCGGAGCGAATCAGCTTGAGCTTGAGCTGGCCTGTAGCGCGGTCTTTTACGAGGCTTGCTTGGATGATCTTCAGGATGTTGTTGATGGCATCAGCAGCGGTCGCCGGGCTGTCGATGATCATCGATATACCCATTTCCTCGGTGTAAAGCTTGAAAGCTGCGGCTTTGAAAGACTCTGTGTCGATCATCGAGCGCGGGATGGCGGCACCGAAGCGTTTGGACGTCAGGATTTCGTGTATGACATAAGAAGGGTTCGCGTCAAGACCGCCAGGGCCCACTTGGTCGTACGTGAATTCACCTTCAGTCGGGCTTTCAGTGCTTCCCAAAAACTCTTCAGGAGCCCCGGAATAGCGGGAAATTACGAAGCTCACCGGCTTGGGGCTCGGGCTGTTACCAATGTAGATCTTTTCAAGGACGATGTGAGCGATTGAGCGCAGCGGAGACACCCGATCAGCACCACGCACGCCGGCTAGATATGAGTTTTGACGCTGGTTCAAGGAGCCGTTATAGAACCTGGCTGTACCAGAGACGCCGCCACCGCCTTCATCACCACCGAAAATCTCGGGCTTGTCGATCTGGATCTTGCCGGTGTCGCTCTCGCCAAGCGCGTAGTAGTCCTGGTCGCCCTTCGAAACGCCGCTCCAAACAACATCATCGCCGAGCCGGATTTCTCTCAGGATCGCATCAGGGCCATGGCAGATCCCCATTTGGATCCCCATAAAATACTTATGCCCGATTGTCTGTTTGACAGTCTTAAAGAGCTGCTTAGTCTTTTCAATAATTGGCCTATTCGACAGGTCTCCGTACCACAAGACGTTCGCGCCTTTTACTAAGCACGTACCGAAAACGACGGGGATCGGCCTTTCGGCGGCTGTCGGAAAGGAAAAGTCCTCAAGCCCTGACGCTTCGGCATCTTGTACCTTTGGCTTTCTGGTGATCATGTAGATCAGTGAGGCGACGAAAGTGATAGCGTAAAACCAACCCATATCGATTTCTTCTTATTATTAGGTGAAAGGGTTTTCAGTCGGTATATCGAGGCAACCCAAAAAGTTGAGAAAGTTGTCAAAAGAATGGCACGCCGCAGATGAGCCATCACAGCCTTTGGCCAGGTCGATCTGGTCGCCTACTTTTATGCCGTCAAACGGTGACAAAAGATTAACTTCAAGCCCCAGCACACTTGTAATAGACCGATAATTTGACCCATCTAAAGTTGCAAGACCGGCCTTATAGTAAGCGTCTGGATGAGCTTTGCTATCAACTAAAAGCGTCTTTCCCGCGTTTGTTATATCGGTGACTGTTACTGTTTCTTGGAAGTCGCCAATTTTGAGTCCACAGAGCTCGTCGTAAACGCTGTGGTTGCATTGAGACTGATAACCTGTGCGCAGCATCTGACGTCTTTGAAGGGCACTGTATGGAGCGCAAGTGAGCTCGGCGACGGTGTTGTCCCAGGTGCTTTGAATAACTTCGCCTGAAAATATACTGACGACCTGGCCGCTCGGCAAAGCCTCGAGATCGGCGTTGTATTCGTATTGCTCACGGCTGTAGTGATTGACTCGGAAGACGCGCAGAGTTACGTGATCTTGCGGGAGATGCGTCAGGAAAAGCAGCGGGACTGGTGAGTCGCCTGGGAGTTTTACCTTGATGGGCGATTTGTTGTCGTCGCCGGTTTGCGTTATACCGGATCTGCTGATCGGGAGCGGCTTGTAGATCTGGCCGTCTGTATGTAGATAGTCTTTAGATCCAGTCGTGTATGCGTGACGAGACTGCCCGTGTTCGAAAAGATAAAGTTCGACGGGTTTGCTAAGACTCAATGACTCTTCGATTTTCGATACTGTCAGCATAAATCAACTGTTTTATTGTTTTTGTTATTGTTGATATACCGGATGTTTCGAAGGTGTAGTTAAAATTATCGCCTTCAAAGCGCCCTAAATAAAGTGGATATATCGCATCGATGTCAGTCGGTATAGTGTCGTTTAGCTCTAGTTGCTCGAGCTGATCGTTTATTTTTGTGATTGACTTGATAGCACGATATATCCTAGAGCCATTATATAACTTAAATGACAATCCAGGGGCTTTACTTGTGGAGTTTCTTGTGAGTCGTGCGTTCTTGATAGTTATTAGATTGCCGGTATGTTCGACGATATCTAGAGCCTTGCCGGGGCCTTCGAAATAAAACTCTTTCTGAGCTCCGCAATGAACTTCTGCGAAGTCTTCGAAGCGTTGGCGCTCTTGCTCTGAGAAGAACTTAAAGTCGAAGCTATAGGTGCGGACTGCGCCTTGCGTGCGCTCGTATATGCTGCGGGCTCCGATTTGGGGATCAAAGGTTTCTCTTAGCCGCTGCAATGCCAAGCTGACATCAGCAGATCTATCAGGCCTGAAAGGTAGTACAAAGCGCTCCCCTACAAGCTCAGTTTCGGTGTAGTCACCCCAGGTTTCGACGATCTCGGACGTATGGAAAGTATCGAAGTCCAGCGCAGGTGCCGGCTTCTTGAAAAGCGCTTCGTCGGCGTCGACTTTCATCGCGAAGAGATCGATAGAATCAATCACAGAAAAAGAATCAGTCGAATCAGAATGACGCCCAACAACAAGAGGGATCACTCGAGCTGCCGGTGTATAGCCATGCTTTAGGTCACCAGCAACACTAACAACATCGCCGGAAACGCCCGTCACCTCTACGATCTCAAAGACTTTGTCTTCAAAGATCAAGAGGAATGGACAGATCTGAATGTAGGCGTTAGACGAGGCTAGGGTGATGGATCTTGATGTTTGAGCGTGTGATCCGGCGATGTCTACTTGCAGGGGCCATATCGGGACGAACATCATCGAGGTATGGTTGATAAAGTCCGACTCGAAGGTATACCGATCATCATCGACAAGCGGGATCTGATAGCTGAGCGACATGCGCGGCTTGTCTCTAGTAGCCACGCGCTGCTCTGCACCATCAAAGCTCTCGATGACTTCTGTGAGATATGTGAGCGACAGCGTTGGCTTGATAGACCAGTCGATTTGATGGCTTAGCAGTGTCGCGGTCTTGAGATCGAAAGCGGCTTCGTAAGTCCCGGCACCTATAGCTGCTCGCAGGCCGACGCTAAACCTTTGGCTCAGAGAGACTACGTGGTCATAAGAGAGCCTTGGCTGCATCGACCCCGACGCCATGCCATCTCCGACAGTACCCTCAAGATAGCTGACAGACACGAGCTCCTGGGGCGTATCGAAAGAATGCCAAAGACCGATCCGGCCCGAACCCTCGACTACTTCTGGCGAAAGATCATCAATAAAAACCTGGCCCTTGAAGCTGTCCAAGAAACTTTTTGCGATCTTACTCATCGTCAAGTCTCACTAAATATCCGGTGTTCCCGGTAGCGCCACGAGACGCTGATGATTTGTTGTAAAAGGGAAAGCCCACGTATCTCGACTGGCCGATCTTGAACTCGGATCCAGGCTCTATCTGCTCAAAGTTCGTCACAAAAAGGTCGTTGAACTCAGAAAACGGGGAATGCTTTTCGCGCCACTTCACAAAAGTCCTGACCGGCACAAGCGCTGGAAAACCTGCCACTGTTTCTCGACACCTGGCTAAATTCCCCATAGACCCAAAGCTTCCGAGGTACGCATTGGTTGGAAAGTCGACATCGGCATACAGATAAAAAAGAGTCTCTGATCGAGTGATATATCCGCTATCCCAGCCAACTAAGTCACTAAAGCTGTACTGATAGACTGAGGTAGGCTCGTAGTCCGAGAAAAGTGCCGATGTATACTCCTCTTCAAAAGCGTGCGTTGAGCTCAGATACTTCCCGCCGCTGCCAGGCACATGCACAGGAAGACGCCCAAAAGTAAGGCTAGAGTATAGATTTGACTCATACGTAGTCGTAGCTATAAAGACATCGCTATCAAAAAAGACGTCCAGCTTCCCGCCCAAGCCACTCTCTAAAAGACACTTTTGCGTAGGCCTAAGCCCAGGTTGGTCAAAGTAAGAAGCATCAGGATCAAAGCCCTCAGCGACCCGAGCTACTACGCCGCGCTGCGCATAAAGTGAATGCTTGTAATAAGTCTCACGATCCAGAATGCAACCATCTATCGACCGGAAGACAACATAAGCCCCGTTTTTAGACGCTGACATCCACATACCCAAGCGCCTGTCGACATCAGTAACCGTGACCGGCGTCGATGTGTAATCCGGATTCCGCACCACTTCGTTAGTAGTCCAAGTCGTCGGAGCCATCAAGCCAAAGTAATGGATCGCCCACCCGGCTTTTTCCAAGCACTTGCGGAGCGATCCCAGTAAATCGTTATGGTCGTAGTAAGTTGTCGTTATGCGCTTCATGAGAGCCTCAGCAAGTATGTCTCGGAGGCCCGATCAACGTTCGGTATAACGAGATAATCGACAGCGTCAACTGTCAGGACAGAGCCTGGAGCCAAACCCTGATCAGTGACAAAAACCCCTTCGAGATACCCAAGCCATTGGCCGTCATCCGCATACTTTTCACCCGACCCCACAGGCGCATTATCACGGCTAGCCGAGCCATCAAAGTACGAAGAAACCACTAGCGCAGGGAAAAGAAGATGCGACTCATCAACAAGCGGCCCCAAGCTTCGAAAACGGGCATTAAAAGGGAAGACATAAGAGGCATTGTCAGCAGCGTCAAAGCTCGTATATGAGACTACAGAGCGCCCGCCGACAAGCTGCCAAGAGCCATCAGGGCAGCAGACTTTCGGACAGTAAAGAGCACCGCCACCGTGAAAAGGATACGCGGACTTATACAGCCCATCGACATCACCAGATCCGCCCAGGAAGCATGGAAAAGGGTACTGCCGAGTCGAGCCGAAGCACTCGATAAGCCCAGCGTAGAACGAGTAATACACGCCGCCAGATCGAACCACCCCGGCAACCCTGCGATCACTCACAACCGTCCAGCAATCCACAGGCCCGGCAGGCACCACGAATCTCGGAAGCGAGGACACATAAGCCCCTGCCTGGCCCTCAACCGAAACCTCATCATCAAATACCGGAAAACCAGAAACCCGAACTACATCCCCAGCAACAAGAAAAGCCACATACCCAAGCCCGTGAGGCAACTCAAAGACCTTCTCAGTCTCCAAATCCCGCACACAAACCCACCCCTTTGACGGCAAAATTTCACCGAAAAGTGCAGCAAGGTATTCGACACCGGAAGGATAGGTAGTTATGTTCGCAGTCATTGTTATTGTTCTTTTTATTGACTGCGAACATTATAACATCAATACTGAAGTTCGTTCTTGTTGGCCCTGACGACATTCATAATTACTTTCGAGCCAGCATCGCTTTCCATAGCCTTCGCGAAACTATCAGTATCAATCGTGTTATATATCGATATATTCTGATTAGACTGTTCCGAACCGCTCGACTTCCCTAAGTTATTGCGATGCCTTGGATCATCAGCAGTAAGCATCTCTTCGCCTTTTTCAGCGATGATCGGCATTTCGTTAGGCGCCAGGCCGATGATTCCACCTGTGTGGTACTTCATAGCACCTGCGAAGATCATCGAGTTCACTTGCCTGGCTCGACCGCCGCCGCTCCCGATCACACCGCCCTCATGGAAGATCCCACTGAGCAAGCCACCAGCGCCTGCGCCGGCCTGAGCACCCCCACCAAAAGCCGTCAGCATGCTCTGCACCGCAAGCTGGGCCGTCATCTGCGCGATGATCTTTAGGATCCCGGTGACGACAGACTCAGCGAAGTCACTGAAAGCCTCCTTGGCTGACTTCGTGCCGCTGATGAAGTCAGTAAAAAGACCCGACAAGCTGCCCTCGATACTCCCTCCGATCTCAGAAATGGACGTCTGCAAGTCGAAAACCTCGGCCCGCGCAGCCTTTGCCGCCGCCGACATCTTGTCCACATCCGTAGAATTGCCCGTCCTAGCAGCCGCAGCACCGCCCCTTTCCTCAAGCTTTTTAGCTTCTTTCAGGTAGTCCAAAGGGGAAATTCGGTTGTTCTCGAGCTTATCTTTCAGGCTTGCATACTGCCGCTCGACTTCATCCATTTCGGCCTTAGCCTTGCGCGCATCGACTAGGTTTCGGATGGCTGTCGAGTCTTCACCCAAGGCTTCCATATCGCGAATCGTGTCCTCAAACTCGCGCTGGATCCGCATAAACTCGGCGCCAACCTCATCACCGCCAAGGGCCCGGAGCTCGATCTCAGCACTCTCACGGATAGTCTGTAGCTGCTCCTTCAGCTGATCGATCTCTGCGGCCCTTTCAGCCTTCAGCAAAGCGCTTTGGTTGATGAGCTCAGCACCAATGGCGACCTGCTCGGACTTTTTGATAGCAATGTCGGCTTCGTACTTTGCGATTTCGGCTTGGATGCCGGGCAAGTCGTTGAGGTTCTTCGTACCGGCAAGGAGCTTTTGCTGACCAGCGAGCCCGGCCTGAAGCACCTTAATGTCCTGGTCGATCAGCTTTTTGCGCTGCTCAGCGATCTTTTGCGCGGTCTCGAGCTCGATCTTCAAGCGCATGTCTGCAACCTGGCTGGCCGACAGGTTCTCGGCACGGGCGCGGGCGGCGAGGCCGGAGAGTTCGATTTGGCTGCGTGTCTCGATGGTCTTTGTTGCTGATTCGATCTCTAATTTTGCGCGTTCGGCGAGGAGTCGGGCCTGGGTTTCGGCGATTTTGGCGGCGGCTTCGAGGTTCTTTGTCTGGAGCTTGGCTAGCGTTCCGTCTTCGGATTTCGCTCTTCGCTTGCCGGCTTCATCGCTAATCTCCTCGGCATTTTTAAGTACCGTAGCCCGATATTTCTTTTCGAACTCGTCCAGGCTCTTGATGAAGTCAGAGTCGACGACTTGGCCGTAATTGCTTTCCATGATCTTGGACATCGACTCGCGGAGCTTACGAACGCCATCTAAAGCTGGCTCTAAGTTCTCGGTCTTGAAGAGCTCGACTGGCTTACCCGCATGAGCTTGGAAAGCCTGTACTCTGCTTTGGAAGCTCTCGAGCTTTGCCGTCATCTCGTCCAAGTTAAAGGCCCTGGTGAAGTCCAGAATCGGCTTAACGAAGACGCTATTGAAGATCCCTATCGAGGTAGAGAAAGCTGATCGACAGACATTAGCAAAACCGTTTCCAAAGCCAACCACCCCCTTGTTGATGGTTCCTAGTCCGGTTATGAAAAGCTCGACAAAGAAAAGAGCGGCGACGCCAAGGCCGGAAAAGATAGTGTCTATGGAGTCTTTAACTTTGCCAATGAAGCCGAGCGAGGCCAGGATTTTCGAGAAAACGTCCGTGAACTTATCGCCGATGGCGTTGGTCGGCTTGGTGATATCTAGAGCAATACCTGCGATTGACTCAGTGATGGTCTTTGCGACGGCTGCGACCTGAGGAGCAACTCCGGCAAGAACTCTATCGAAAGCAGTTGAGCCGACCTGGCCGAGCTCGGAGAACGACTTGTGCAGTTTGTTGACACCGATAGTATCGACGCTAGAAAGAGTCAGCCCGAGCCGATCCGCCTCTGTCATAAGCCTTTTCATCTCTGTCCCGCCGTTTTTCAGGACTGGCAGCAGGTTACGGAGAGCATCGGATCCGATCTGGTCGAGAAAAGTAAAGGCCGAGGCGTCTGACATGCCGTCCAGCTCCTCGGCAATTTTCATGAGCTGGTCAATTGGGTTCAGCTTCGCGAATTTCTCGGCATCAACGTTAATTATTTCGAAGAAATCGGCCGCGCCACCAGACCCGATGGAGCTAAATTCTTCGATCTTTATGCGCACTTCATCCAGTGCATCTGCGAACTGATCGGGGCCAACGCCTGCCCCCTGAAAAGCAGCGTACTGCGCGGCGGTCAGCTGCTCCATCGACACGCCAAGCCGCTTGGCTACTTCATCAAGCTCAGTCAGCCGGCTCACAGACTCTTTGATCGCCACACCACCAGCAAAAGCCGTGATCAGCGCAGTTACCTTCGCAGCCGTGCTTTTTAAGACCCCTGAGGCTTCATCTTTTGCTCGTAATATGAGCGAAATTACGGTTGAGTTTGCCATTATTATTCTTCTTCTGATATGGATTCTAGTAGCTCGATGAAGCCCTTTTGATCGCCGCTATTCATTGCAGCCCGGCTCAAGTGACTTGCGCTCTGCTCAAGCCGGAGAGTCGAGTTGGCGATGCTCTTCTGTACTTCGAAAGTCTGGTAAAGCTTCTTGAAAGAGTACAGATATGGATTGAAATCAGCCGTGTTATGGCCTCTCGATATCAAGTACTCACACATGTAGAAGAGGCTTTTGATGAAGTCTTCAGCCGCTTTTAGCTCACTTGCTCCTGCATCTTCGCGAGCTCTTCTTCGCTCAGCTTCATATAACCGAACTTTATCAGCAGCTGTAAGACCATCGGCAGCAGGTTTTCGAGACTTTTTTTTAGCCCGGTTGGGAAAGTTAGGTCGAGTACTGTAGCCAACAGCTCAATCTTGATCGGAATTACGAAGCTGGCAACGTGCTCTGATGCTTCTCTTTGCTTACAACCGCAAGCCACGATGTCGTCGCTGAAAGACGGAAAGGCCATTAAGAGTTCGCGTGCTGAGGCTTTGTTTTCCACGTTTTCTTTGATGTTACGCAGGAAGTACGCAGCGAAGATCATGCCGTGCTTTTGCACTAAGTATGTGAGATCTTCTGTATTGAGCCCGAAAACTTCGAGCGCAACTTCCGTGCTTTCGCCGAAGGCTTGCTGGATCGTTACTTTTTTGGATGGAATGGCGATATCTAACAGGGACATTTTGATGCCTTTTTTATTATTCTTATGTAGATATATTACCATGTTTCAAGTGGAACTTTATTGACAAATGGTAGCAAAGTAGTTGATTATTTGAGCTCAAAGGCATGAGGCCAAGGATATGAAGATAAGCGAGATGACACTGGCGGAGCGGGATGAGTATGTTTGCCGCCAAGCAGCTGCTGTGCTGAGAAGTGCTGGATATGAGATGCCGGAGACTAAGGCTGTTGAGTATCTTCTTGAGATGGACGAAGAGCCCGGTTTTCGCTTTGATGTACTTCAAGTAGTCTTTGACTGTATCGCTTTCTCTTTGAGCCATAAGCGATATGACTACCCCACCCGTCTGGCCATGGACGAGATGCTGCTTGAGATAGAAGCTGAAAGTCGCGAGAAGCTTACTGACCGGCTTTTTGAGATAGCTGAAGCTGCTGCGAAGGATGAGATCTTGCCGCTATTCTCCCTCAGCTTGAATAAAGTGGTCTGACAGACATGCAGGCACGCTACTCAAGTAGACTTTCGCCTCCCGAGCGATCTCATCAGCCGTTTCCTCGCGTTCAGGCAGCTTTACTGCCCATCGCCTGCCTGGGTGGAGAGTGTCCCACCTAGGCCTAACGCCGGCTTCACGCCCTTTGCCGGGCTGATGGTTTCCAAAGCCGTCTATAACAGCATTCCAGACTGGAACGAACCGAGTGATGATCAAAGACTCGCCTAATGGGATCCAGATGTCGTCAACAACAAGAAAGCGGCAGTAGAAATCATCTAATTCGAGATCACTAGACTTGATAGAGTTAGCGTGCTCACGCAGCCGTACCTGCAAGACATTACCTACCTCTTCTGTAGAAGCAATCCCTGTCCTGCCGCCTTTGGGTATAGCTTTACCAACATAGATAGGCCATAGAAATTTACCATCCGAATTCATCCGCGATAGGTTTTCATACGCCGTATGATCGCCCACGTAATAGATCGCATAAATCCCAGCGCCGTTGAATTTCGGTACTTTAGCTAAAGGATGGATGTCCTTGGAGAGCAGTGCCTCTGCAACGCTTGCTCCGAGGTTCTTCTTGTCAAGCGGATTAAAAGGAACGACTGTCATGCTACATTCTTCCCTTCAGCACTACGCTTGGTGCGAAGAACTTTCTCAATCTCGGCAGTGAGTAGCTTATCAGCGACGCTCGATGCGACCTGTTGAGCAAGCAATACGGGCACAGCATTTCCGAGTTGCCGCATCGTCTCTGTCCAGCTACCGTGGAACTTGTATCCGTCCGGGAATGTTTGAATTCGAGCGCTCTCGCGGACAGTGAAGTATCTGACCTCGCCTGTCTCTTTAACGAGCATGTTTTCACCGCCAGGAACGCCATGATCGCCAGCTTTAAGAGTTTTCGCGGGTAGATCCAACGGGCTGCCAGTGTGGCCTGGATAAACCTTCGCTCCGCCTTGGAACGAATGATTGCTTACAAGCGATGCGTCAGAAGATAGCGGATCTGGCAAGTCACAGATTGCATCACGTACAGTGCGCCAAGGCTGCGTATCGACTTGGATAACTCCACTCCTGAGTTTAGCGACACGGGTTTTAAGCTTCTCAGGTATGGCTGGTTGCGGAATGCCATGCCGAGCCCAGTATTTGCCTGTAACCCATTGGTCATGCAGTAATGCGTCATAGCTATGCGTGGGGTCTGGGAATGACCACTCGATACCTAGATCATCCCTGAACCCGACGATAAAGACCCGCTCCCGTTTCTGCGGTACACCGTAGTCTGCTGCGTTGATGAGCGTGGCGACGACATTGTAAGTAAGCCCGCGCCCCTTACGCTTCCCACTTGTGCGCTCCGCTTGTAGCCGAGCCAAATGATCTTGCCAAAGCTCATCTTTGCGGGATGGAACCTCGGGAAACTCAAGCTGGAGCTGGATATATTGAAAATAGTTAGCGAATGAAGACCTAGTCAGCCCTTTGACGTTCTCAAAAATAAAGGCTTTCGGCTTTAGCTTACGGAGAATGTCGACGCTAGCAGGAAACATGTCGCGGCTATCGTCATGCGCTTTGTGCTTTCCGCCCATCGAGAAAGGCTGGCAAGGCGGGCCGCCAGACAGCAATTCGATTCCCTGGGGGATGCTGCTCCAGTCAAAAGCGCGGACATCTCCATGGTGAAGATTCCAGCCCGCAACCAGAGGGAATTGCCGACGCTGATTTTCACGGACTGTGTCGCACGACCACTTGTCCCACTCAACCACGGCGAGATGCTCGAAGCCTGCAATTTCGCAGCCCATAGCCAGCCCGCCTGCACCTGCGAACAACTCGACTGACTTCATGGCACATCCCCATCTAGGAAAAAAACGCCGTGAGTCTACCAAACGCCCCCTTTCCTTGTCGCGACCGCAAGCAAAAAAGGGCCCTCGTGGGGCCCGGCATTTGTGCTGCATGTGACACTTTTATGCTGCTACGACATGCTCTTCCTTGAACATCTTCGACAAGCCACTTCCGGTGACCGCTTTGGATACTTGCAGAGTGCCCCGGATCTCTTGATCTGCGTAGTCTTCAGACAGTAGCTGACGCTGAGCTGCTGGAGACAGCGAGACTTTGTGATACGTGACTTTCACTGGAGTGTCTTGCTCAGCCAAGTTGACGCCATCAAAGACGATCATAACGTCGACACCGCTAGTCACCATACCCTCAATCCTGCGTACAGCGGCTTTGTCATACACGACTTCGACACTGTCGCCGTCCTGGATACTAGAGCCCTGCGGGAAGTAGATCGAGCCATTGGAGATCACGTAGTCAGTGCCCTCAACCAGCGGATCCAAGCCTTCTGCGACTGTAACGGTGGTCACTTTCGCGATGATGCCTGGGACTACGATGCTGCGGCCTTTGTGAGCAGTGGCAGTGGCAGTGGCGCCGGTTTCAGCGATGTCTTCAGTGACCTGGCCGAAAAGCGCGAGCTCCATGACTTCTGGCGAGAAGGACTTCATGTTGATCGTCAGTTCGCCGGAGTTCTTGATCGTCTTCGACTTCGCTACACCGAGCGTGCCGTAGACCATGTCCTTCATTTCCACTTTTTCAGTCGAAAGTGAGAGTAAAGCAGAACTATACTGACCGACGTTGAAGAAACCGCCGACCGGCTGGTCATTTGCGTCAAGTCTAGCGATCAAGAGACCGCCGTTTCCGATCCATCCAATCGTGGAGTCCGGTGCGTTAAATCCTAGTGACATATCGATATACCTATTTATTATTGTTATTGTTTGGTATTAGTTTGAGCTCAACTTCAAACGAGGGAAATTCTTTGTGACCAGATAACGCTCCATGCGGAGAAATTTACGTTACCTTTCTGGCCATTAAAGGATTCCTTAATAGATTGTAACACGGGAAGTCGGCTGTTTGTTTTAGCGTCGGCGCGATAGTTCTCGATAATCTTTGCAACTTCTACAGCTGTATCTGCGGCAATTGTCGACATTCCATGAGTTGTTGGGTCTGTTTTCCCAATCACCCAGGCGCCAAATAAGGCATCTACCTCTAGTTTGACGCGCTTGTCTTTTGTTGGTATATCGCCGCCGCCGCAGGAGAGGAGGATATACGGGCGTTTGCCGTCGATCTTGATGTCTTTGAGATCTTCGATGACGAGTTCGCCCGAAAAGAACTTAATCGATGGGTTTGACGGCAAGGCCTCGATCAGTTGTTTTACTTGTTCTAAGTGGTCTGAGATGTTCATTGGACTGCCTTCGTTATTTTGTCGAGCATGATGCGGGTGTACTCGTTTTTCCACTTATCAGGCAGGCCAACTACGGGTGTCGGCAGGAACATACGCTGGCGGACGCCGATGCCGCGCTGATGTTTGTCTGCGTAATCTATTGAGGATCCTAGAACTATACTGAGTCCGCGAACTTCGCTATTGATGCTGTTGCGGAGCATACCAGTGTCGAGCAGCGGCTGACCGTCGCGGTGTTTGATCTCGTGCCACTTTGAGTCGTAGGGGTCTACTGATCGGCGGAAGTTGGCTTTGATCCTGTTTTCCCAGAGAGCGGCGATTTGATGAAGGCCGGATTTGACGTGCGGGTTACTTGGCCCTAGATTCTTTATTTTGACGGCAAGTTCTTGAAGCTGCTTAGTGTCAGCAAGCATTTCGACAGACTTTTTGCCGTCGCTGCTAGCTGCAAGGCCTCTAAGAATTAAGGGTATAGCCACGTTATGCCCTGATCAAACGGATGTTGCGGAAGCCGTCGCCAGTGCTGACTTGACCGTCTTTTATGATGAGACGGATCTTGCCAGAGGCCACGCTTTCCAGAAATTTGATGGCGTCCTCGTAGCGCTTGCGGATTTCGTCACTGGTGTTGTCTGGCCAGCAGAAGTATCTCGCTATGTCTAAGACTGAGCCTTTTATATCAGCGACAGCGGAGGCGTCAGCCAGGGGGACTGTTAAGCCAGCTGAGCGGGCGTAAGTGTCTGCAAGCTTCGATGCGCGCTCAAGTGAACGAAGTACGCGAGTTTCGGCATCATCAGGAAGATCATCGTCTCCAAACTCACTCTGGAAGTCTTGGTAAGTTGCGTATGTCAT